GGACGCCGTCTCAGCCGCCAGTTCGTGTGACAACAAGGATTCCCAACATGACTAACCGTTACGAACCTTGGAACGAAGAGAATTCCTATGTGGCCATGACCCACAAATTTGCTCCTTGGAAAGAATTTGCTGGGTTGGTTCAAGGTTGGAGGCAGAACCGACTGTCTATTATTGAACATGTTAATACTATATTGGAGCAGATTAGTTTGGTTGGAAAGGTCGATTTCTTTGCTCGAAATGTGCGCTTTGGCGGCAGTGTTCCCGCGGGGGACACTATGTATATCGATCTTTCAAACCTGCGAATACATACCATCATAAGGAACATCATTGTTGCTCTCCAGAGTGTTAATGGTGAAGGACGAGCCAAACGTTTGGGAAAAGATGGAGTACCAGCTCCGAGCGGCGAGGATAGCGCTCTTAATGTGGCACATCAGTTGGCCGAATTGGAGGAGTTGCTTATTGACCATGCATTCGTGCGTGAGGCTGTCTACACTCAGGACAAATTTGAGAAGAAATATGGTCTGCACTGGACGGGAGCATAGCAATTATCTGCCTGGGGGCGAGGTCGCCAGATAGTTGAGGCTATAGAGGCTATTGATCGCAGAATGATTGCTGCGGTTCAATTGGGCATCGTCCGTGGCCAGGCAAAGTTTTCTAGTGATGAAGATGTGGATATAGATTATGTTCAGTTGGATGATAGTTTGAGGCCGGTTGCCGCGAATCCTTTACCACAGACCGTAGCATTGGTGGTTGATCATGAGATTCCCGAGAATGAAAGTCGTCCTGTCATTACGGTGATGGGCGAGGTGTTCGAAGGTAACTCAGAAACTCCTGCCGACGTTAGGTTGGAGGTGCAAGGTGCGGGATTGGCTTGGTTTCTGGCTTGGTTATTAGCGTGTCTTTCTGCGTTTCTGTGTGGGTTCGTGATTTTTAGCAGTGATTGGTTTGCAAAGGTTGCTGAGAGAAGAAGAGGAAGGCGCGGAGGCGCCGTGTGTACCGGTTTGAGTGTGGTGTGTAGTAGAGTTCGATACTGGTTGCGCGCTCAAGGCTCTTTGAGAGTGAGTAGGATGCGACGAGAGGTTAAGTATGACCCGACACCTCGAGGTTTTAGGAATTATCTTTCCAGTTATTCCTTTTCATATAAGCGTTGGGCGGTCTTACCCGGGGCAACGGAGGCTGAAATGGTTGTCATTGCCGCGCAGAATTCCTTTGTGGAATCCGTGCGCGCTATTGATGAAGGCGACGTCTCACTTGCTGCTGCTGCGATGAAAGTTATTGATGATATCTTAGTTGAGTATTTGCAATACGAGCCACTTTATGTGGAGAAAATTCGTAATAAAGCCGTTATGTTGGCCGTTGTTGCTGCCAGTGAGACGGCGGTGGTTGTGGGAGAGGCACAGGCGGACCTTTTGGATCTGGGTGTAGTTCCTGTCTCTTTCAACCCAACTGCTTGCAAGTTACTGGATTTAAGTGTTTGCAAACTCATGGATGTCGTGGACTGTAAGTTGAGTGATGCCGTTTTCCCTGAAGGGGTAGACCAGACCTTGGTACGCGATTATATTGGTTTGATAAGGAATTTGCAGTTGATGTTTGCTAACATCGGTACTCCGGCTTTTTTGTCGTTGTACACTGCTTATACTGGTAGGCAATATCCTTGTATCGAGGAAGCTCGTGCCGTTGATGCGGCAAGGAGGAAGGCTGTTATTGATCAGGCTCAGGAGAGAGGTGAGAAGGTACCCGCGACGGATGTCATGGGTTATGTTATGGCTCTCCTTCCACTTATGTTTTTACTATCCTATGTTAAGTCGGGTGGTAAAGGTATATATAAGTTGGTGCGTCGTTTTCGTGGGACCTCTGGTGGTACTGCGGAGGCGGCAATGGAGCGTCTTCATAATTTCGAGTTGCAAAATCGCCTTGATCGGTTGGTAGAAAGATCTAGGTCGGATACGGCCAGAAATGGTGATTTAGCGACGCGTCCTGAACCTGATACGGCCTTTTCGCGTGCTGTTAATGATGAAGTTGCAACTACTGTGAGCGTGTCTAGTCATGCCGCTTTGGCTGCCACAGTAACCGGAGTCGTAGACGTTGTGGGAATTGAGAATGCGATGACCCCTCCAGCCGAGGAACCGCTGTCGGGCGAGTTGGTTTCAACTGCTCGGGCGCATGGCGGACCCCTCGTCGCTATGAGGGCAGATGGTGTGGATATAACAGTCATCAATGCTGATACGGATACTCCTACGGCTATTCGCACTTCTACTTTGTCTTCGGTTCCTATTTCCGAGGGTGTTGCCTTTGGGAATTTTCAAACTGAGAGATTAATTTCTACTACAACTCTTCTTGAGGAATCTGCTGCTGCACAGGCGGGTCAGACCGCCGGTACTTCTACGTCTAATTCCAGGAGTAGCACATTGGTAAATTCTTTGGCCATCTTGGGGGCGTTGGGTACTATGCGTAGCAGAAAGAAGGTAAAGGCTCCTGGTTCTCGTCCCGGGTCGTCCCGGAATGCGGATCGGGAAACTGGAATTGTTCGACGGGCTGATTCGGCTGCCACCCCGGATCTGAGCCTTAGTTAACGATATGTGCATGATTAAATAAAGTCAATAGGAGGGTAGGCGTTATTTTGTGGGGCGGATGGGAAATCCGGAGCCTCTGAGGGTGCGCGGGGTCTGTTAGTGACTGTCCCTTGGGATAAAACAAGGTTTCGTAAAGCCTGCTAATGTGTTTATACGGTTGCCACTCCCTAGATTGACACTCGTTTCCGGAGTTAAAACGGAAGGCGGTTCATGCCATAATGGATAGTGTTTTCGGGTACACTTAAATCAAACTCGGTTAAAGATTTTACCCTGTGGACGCTGTTGGTGTAATGAAAGAAAGACCAACATTTGTCAAACACAGGCGAGAGGAGTTAC